ATCAAAATGGAACTGGATAAAACTTCCAAACATTTTTCCTATCATTTCTTGATACGAAGCGAATGCAAAGTAAGTGGCCAAACCGCCTGTTGCACCTGCTCTTAAAAGATACGTGTTAGTGTAGGCCAGGTTAAAAGGTTCAAACAATGTTCCACCTTCTCCACCTTCTGTTCTTGATCCAACGGATCTTCTATTAAGATTTCTTACATTTATAATCTCATCTGGTAATATATAAGTGTTCTGGTCTTTGTTAAGAGTAAGAAAAGCATAAGATTCTTCCACAGCATTTGATGATCTCTGTCTGAATTTATTTAGAGCTCTTTCCAGTGCCGTTTGATAGTGTTTTGGGTCTAATTCAACGTCAATCATTCCCTCACCGAGGTTGTTCTTAACGTAATCGAAAATTTCCTGTTGTCCTGTTTGTAGTTCTGACATACTCATATTTATTGCCTTTGCCTATACAATAAATATGTATGATATGCCAAGATTATCCATTTTTAAGCCTGAAAAGGGCAATGACTATAAGTTCTTCGACCGCAACATAAAAGAGATGTTTACGGTGGGTGGAACAGACCTACATTTTCACAAATACCTTGGTCCCTATGATCAGGGCGACACAAACAAGGACGGAGCGGCATCTCCAACACAACCTAATTACAACGGACCAAATGACGGAGGTGAGACTAGCAATATCAATGAAACAACTATACAAGATCTATTGTTCCTAGAGAACAGAGACAGAAGATATGCAGATGATGTGTATGTTGTCAGAGGAATATACAATGTACAGGACCAAGATTTCAACCTATCGCAGTTTGGAATGTTCTTACAGAATGACACATTATTTTTAACTGTACACCTAAATGATATAGTTGAAAGACTTGGAAGAAAACCCATGTCAGGTGATGTAATAGAATTCCCCCACATGAAGGAAGATTACTCATTGGACGAAAGTGTGCCAATTGCACTGAAAAGATACTATGTTGTGGAAGATGTTAACAGAGCCGCAGAAGGATTTTCTCCGACTTGGTGGCCACACCTATTAAGATTGAAGATGAAGACTCTAGTAGATTCACAAGAATTCAGAGATGTAATCGGAGACGCAACAACAGAAGGTTCTGTAGCCAATTACATGAGTACTTACAACAGAGAAAAAACAATCAACGATCAGATTGTTGCTCAAGCAGAACAGGATGCACCTAAAGCCGGATTCAATTACAAACAATACTATGTTGCACCTATAGACGAAAGAGGGAACATCAGGACTGAGAATGTGAACACAGAGGCACAAAGAGCCAGTAGCTCTACAACAGTCAATGCAACGATAGACACACCTGCAAGTTCGCACTATGGATTCTACTTGGATGGTGACGGTGTTGCTCCCAACGGTAATCCTGCAGGCTTTGGTATATCATTCCCGACAACAGGAGTTGACAAAGGAGATTACTTCTTGAGAACTGATTATCTACCGAACAGATTGTTTCGTTATGATGGTGCCAGATGGGTCAAAATGGAAGACAGCGTGAGAATAACTACAACAAACAATGATTCCAGAGGAAACTACAAAACAAGTTTTGTGAACAATGCAACAGAATCAACAATCAATGGATTGACTGTCAAACAAAGACAATCTTTAACAGATGCATTAAAACCAAAGGCTGACAATTAAGAATGTTACACTTTTACGAAGGACAGGTTAGAAAATTTCTTACTCAATTCATTAGGATATTGAGTAACTTCTCCGTGGAGACCGGCAAGGGCAGTGATGGATCAGTGTCACTGAGGGCAGTACCTGTTGTGTATGGAGATCCCACGAGACAGGTTGCAAACATAATAAGGAACAACAGCGAAAACGCATTACAATATGCTCCAAGAATTGCTTGTTATGTCAGAGAATTAAATTACGATAGGGAAAGAATGCAAAATCCTTATCATATCGAAAAACAACATTTAAAAGAAAGAAAAATTGACAGCGACGGAAATTACACAAATGAATTGGGCGCCGGTTACACTGTTGAGAAAGTGATGCCTTCACCTTTTAGACTAGAAGTATCAGCAGACATATGGAGTTCAAACACAGATCAAAAATTACAGATAATGGAGCAAATACTTTACTTGTTCAACCCAGACTTTGAGATACAGAAAACTGACAACTACATTGATTGGACCAGTTTAAGTTATGTAGAATTACAAGGGGTAACTTTTAGTTCTAGAACGATACCAGTGGGTGCAGACACAGAAATAGATGTTGCAACATTGACTTTTTCAATGCCTATTTGGTTATCGCCACCGGTCAAGGTCAAAAAACTAGGTGTGGTACAGAAAATCATAATGAGTATATACGACGACGATGGTGGTATAGCAAAAGGGTTGATAGACGGCGAGTTGACTTCAAGAAGTTACATAACACCAAACAACTTTGGATTGTTGGTGACAGGAAATCAATTGAGACTGCTGGGTACGACAGGTACCAGTGTCAAGTCAGGCGGAGATGGATTCCACACAGGTGCCAACGCTCCTACAAGTTTAGATCCTTTTGACACATTTGGACCTGCTGTGAATTGGAAAACATTACTCGATCAGTATGGCAAAGTCACAAACGGAACGTCACAGATAAGATTGATGCAACCAAACGGAAACGAGATCATAGGAACAATAGCAACTTCAACACTGGATGACACAATATTGTTATACACAATAGATCAAGACACTGTGCCAGACAATTCATATCCACCGGTAGGTCCAACAGTCAAAAAAATTATAAATCCTGCAACGTTTGATCCAGGCACACCTACCACGGGTGACAGGTATCTAATTATAAATGATATAGGTGATTCGACGGCAAGTTTCCAGAGTTCAGCATGGGGGTCAATAGTGGCCAGCGTTGGTGATATAATAGAATACGACACTAACAAATGGGTCAAGAAGTTCGACGCATCACACCCAGATTCAACACAACACTATATTACTAATCTTAACACAGGCATACAGTACAGATTCAACGGAACGGAATGGGTCAAATCGTACGAGGGTGTGTACAGTCAAGGTAATTGGAGTATTGTTTTAGATGGCGGTGCAAGTCCTGGATACAATTCAAGCCTTGACGCTACTACCCCTTAATTGTTATAATAACTTATGAAAGATAACATAGTTTGTTCAGGTGCATTGTTCTATTCAACAAGCACTAAACGTTTCTTATTCTTACAAAGGACTGATAAAAAAACACAAGGCATGTGGGGGTTGGTTGGTGGTAAAAGTAAATTCACAGAAAGTGCCTTCGAAGGATTGAAGCGTGAAATTGAAGAAGAAACAGGCAGTTTACCCAAGTTCAAGAAAGTTATACCTTTGGAGATGTTCACTTCCAACGATCAGAAGTTTTTCTTTCACACATATCTAATAGCCATTGACGCAGAATTTATTCCAAAATTAAATGAAGAACACTCAGGATATTGTTGGTGTGCGTTTGAATGTTGGCCCAAGAATTTGCACATGGGTCTTAAAAATACACTGAATAATAAAAGTATAAAAGGTAAGTTGCAAACTATACTAGACTTGATTGTCTAGCCAGCACTGATTTTCAAAGTACCACTATCGTTCCACAGTTGTCCTGCGTTGCTTGGGTCACTTGTTGGCAAGTTTGTCATCATCACAACAGCATTCGAGAATGTTTTCGCACCTGATATAGTTTGTGTTGTGCTTGTTAACACCTGCAAGTCAGTTGCCGCTCCACCTGACGTTCTCAACATCTGTACCCTGTAACCATTAACAGTTGTAGAACCTCCACTGGTGCTTGACGCTGACAATGTCACAGTCGTGCCTGATAATGATGCTGTGAATGTTAATTGATCTGTACCTTTAGAACTAATTCCTGTGCTGGCAACGTAAGCATCTGTACCATCTGACACTACAAAAACTTCTGCTATAGAATCATCACTTGCACCCGCATTGTGTCCAGTGATAACATAGTGACAACCTGTTGCACCGTCTGTTGTGAATGTGTCTATCTGTGTGGCACTGCTTGATACTGTGGTTGCACCCACTGTCCTTGTGTTGGTACTTGTTGCCGTACTTTGTGCATCTGACAGTAGAACCCTGTACATTTTTACTGCTGTGTTTGGCTCGTTTCCTGTTGCACGTAGTCTTACAGTGCTTCCGCTGATGTCTGCGGTCAAACTTATTAAAGGATCATTACCAGTGTGTACGTCGTTGTATGTTGTAATAAAGGCGTCAGTTCCGTTGTGGACGACCATACACTCAATGTTTTGTAGTTCTGTTTTGCCAGTGTTGTTTGCACTGATATAATATTTTGCACCTCTGTAACTTGCATGAGCCCATGTGTCTATGTTTTCAACAGCACTGTCGACATCTGTGTTGATTAATGTTGCTGTGTTTCCTGAACTACTTGCTGATGTGGTATCTCCTAATCCTATTTTGTAAAACTTAACTGAGTTCACCGTGCTTGACCCAGTTCCTCTTAATCTTACTGTGCCTGAGTTAATGTCTGCTGTGTATGATATGTGTGAATTACTTCCTGTCCTAACTCCACCACCTGCTGACACAAATGCACTAGTGTTGTTGTGCACCAATGAAACTTGTTGTGCCGCTATTTCTTCGTTGATTTCATCTTTTGCTATTGCTAGATAAAATGCAGAATCAAACACACTTGTTCCAAATGTATCAATATTTTTTACGCTAGTCCCTACTGACAGTGTTTCACCGATTGAGACGTCATCGGATTCTGCCGCGGCCGCCGCCTGTGTGGCAATGTCAACGAAGGCACCTGCACTTACATCATATCTTTCGTACCTGGCGAGTGTTGTGTTGTAACGCAACATACCTGCCGCACCAGTCGGTGCCTGAGCAGTTGTACCTTTGGGTACTACAATGGCTCCAGTACTAGAAACTGTTACGTTACCTGTACCTTGTGCCGCTAGTGTTAAATCAATGTTTGTATCATCACCTGCGGCAGTAAGTGATACCGCTGTACCTGTTGCTGAACCAACAGTTTTAACCGTATTAACCAAGTTGTCCGCAGAACGGTCAACAACCTCTTTACCTCTACTGAATAATTTTTTTGTTTTGTTGTTCCATTGGAACCCTCTAGTTCGTGGCATTATTCTATAACCTCATATGTTTTTACAACACAAATCCATTTATACGTATGACTTGTTTGTCCTGTTACTGTTACCTTCAATGCTTTGTTGGTGTTGTCCGCTGTTGCATCAATAGTTAAATCTGAATCATCTTCAGCAATAATAATTTCGTATACATCACCCACGTCGGCTACTGTGCCTGAGTTGTTGTCAACGACACCTTTAAGTTGATAACCTGCTGAGTAACCGTCTGCGTCCGTACGTCTTGCTGTAATATCTAGGGTGTAGTTCATGGTACTGTTGGTAGCAACTGGTATACGTGAATCAGTTACACCACCAACAAATATTTCTGTCTCTGTGTTGTTTGTTGTAGTACCTGATAGGACATATTGTCTGCTTACAAACCCTACATTTGAAAATTGTTTTACTTCATTTACTTTAAATTCAGTTTTTTCATCATCAACTAGTAAGTTGTTTGCTTTAATAAACACATTATTGCTGGTATGATCAGAAGCATAATGTATTAGTTCTTTTTCCACTGCCGTTCTTGCAACGTACACCACATTGTTTGCTGATGTTCCTGCCATTCTCAGTCTTGCCTTGCCTGATGATACGTCTGCTGTGAATGTTGCCAGTGTGGTTGTGCCTGTTCTCACAATACTTTCACTTATGGTTGCACCTGTTTTAGCACTGTTGGTTGTTAGCACTATCTCAGAGTTTTGATATTCTGTATCTCCTGCGTTGGCAATTGAAATAAAGTACCTTGCTGTGTCATATTTGAACACATCAAACTCGTCAATTGTTGCAACTGTTGAGTCTTGATCATGTATTTTCTTAAATTCTGTGTCGTCAAAGTTTCCAAACTTTGTTTTAGCACCTAGATCCAATCTATACAGTATCGCTGTGGCAGTTGTTCCACCTGTGCTGATAGCAGAAACTGTTACAGTTGCTCCAGAAATGGCCGCTGATAGTGTAAATGGAAAGTCTGCTCTTGATGATACTCCACCATAGAAGTTAAAGAACACATTAGTACCATCGTGTACCATGCTAACTTCGTTCATTTGATATTCGTTTTGTGTTGAGTCTTTAAACAACACAACATATTTTGCACTTTGTATATCTGTTTTTGTAAATTGATCTAATGTTGTTGTAGACGAACCAATTGCTGTTGATGTTGCTATTATTTTTGAGTTTGTGTTTGCAACAGTTTCGTGGTGATCACCTAGTGCAACTCTTCTTAATCTTAGATCTGTGTTGGTTGATCCGTTTGTGTTTGCTTTTAATTGTAGTTTGGTTCCTGATATTGCAGTTGTAAAAATACAAATATTTGTGCTGTCTTCGTTGACATCGTAAGTTGAAATATACGGTGTTGAACCATCGTGTAATAAAGAAATTTTTATGTGACCCACCAATGAATTATCGTGATCGTCCAAGGAGATATCATACACTGCACCCCTGTATTCTGTTAAATCAAACTCGTCAATGACTTTTGTTGTTGTACCTAGTTTGTAATAATTTGTCTGCTGAACTGCTGTGTTATTTCCACCACCACCTCCGCCTGATTCTGCAAAAGTAATTGTACCATTTCCATCAGTTTGTAATACCTGTCCATTGTTTCCATCCGCTGTTGGCAGTGATAGTCCAGAGAATGTTAATGATCCTGTAAGTGTTGTGTCGCCTGCTACTGTAAGTGAAGTTCCGTTTAAAAGTTGTAGTGAGTCAGATCTAAATCTTGCTGAAATGTTTTGTGATCCTGCTTTGATGTGTGCAAATTCTAGTATACCGTCTTCTGTTCCATCTGATGCATCTAGTATTTTTCCTGTGATCTTTGCATAGTTTACTTCTTGGTCAGCATCGTTTTCACCTTTGAATTTGATCTGTCCAAGGTAGTCTGCATCTGCTGGACTAGAACTGTTTCTTTTTAATGAAATAACTGGGCCTGCTGTGCTTGAGTCTTCAGTTGTTGTGATCAACAATGAATCACCTGTAGACGTGTTGTCGATTGTAACTCCTGTTGTGGCAATCGTGCTATTGAATGTCGCGGCGCCCGACGCACTCATGTCTAGTGTCAATGCTGTAAATTGTGATGCACCAGTCCAACCTTTGAAGAACATATCTTTGTCATTACCTAAGACCTCAACAGTAAAATTATTTGAAGTTAAATCGAATTGACCAATATCACTAGTACCATCATTGAGTTTAAGTTGCTCACCGGTAAGTTTCATTATAACATCACCACTAGAATTAATTGTTAAATCTGTGGCGCTGTTAGCAATAGTTCCTGTTGTGATTGTTCCGTTTACGTGTAATGCTGTTGAAGGTTCTGAAGTACCAATTCCCACTCGTGAGTTTGTTACATCCAAGTATAACAAGTTAGTTTCAAATGCAAGGTCAGTTCCATTCCTAGTCAGATTGGACTTTAGTACCGACCCTGATATACGACCTATGGCCATATTAGGTACCTCTC